ATAGTATTCCCATGTTATAGTCCATACACCTGCGCCTTGAGTACCTATTGTTAAATCTAATTTAGTAAATGCAAATGATCCGCCGAAATAATAAGCATCATTCACAGCGGGCGCAGCAGGTAATAATGTCATATCATTTGTAGTTGAATAATATAAAGAAGCTGTCGTTTCATCAGTAAAAGCACCACCATCATCTGCAATGGCAGCAGATAAAACAAGTTTGACATAAGTGGCCGTACTTTTAGGGCCAAGTATAATATTCCCCTTGTTGGTGGTGTCTATATTTTGGCCGCTGGAATACCTTAGAGTCTCTTTATAATCACCCTGCCCAAAACCATTAACCCAATCGGTTTGTTCAAAAAACTTGTCTGATTGGATATCTATGTCATAGAGCTTGGTAACTTGCCAGTCCTTTTGGTCTTTACTATCTCTGTATAAATCTAATGATTTAGTAGTACTGCCTATTGTTAATTTAATGTCACCCATATCAATCACTCACTATTTAAGCTGTATTATACGCGTAATGAACTATTACTTTTATCTCTCCAGTACCCGTTTTCCCCCCCGCTGTGCCTACTGTCATAATATGCCCCTTAGACATAGTGCCTACTGTCATGTCTGCCAAGACATATCTTTTTATATAGCCTAATGCCTTAGATACTTCTGAGGTGGCATTGAAGTAATAATTGTCATCTAGTGCTACACTAGCGTAATATCTTCCAATTCTTATATCTACCCCTGCGTCAGCACTGGAGGCTTCCGTATAAACAAATTCAATCATAGTTATAACTAATGCACACGGTGCTACAAATAAGTCTACATCTGAAGCCGCGCCAGATAAATCTAAAGCACTGGACATTATATTGTAATCATATGTGTTATTAGTACCGACAGGATTAACCCCATAAGATGTGTTTCCATAACATATATTCCCTATTATCTTATTATAATCAGCACTAGTTCCTGTCTGTACCCCATATTTCTGTGTAGCAGAACCACCTTGGTCATCTATACACAGATTGCCTTGTATTAAATTATATAAAGCACTTGCTCCTGCTACTTCTATACCAGCCGATGAAGCAACGGTAACAGAATTTCTAGCTTCGCAATTAACAACCTGGCAATAACCTGTATTGTTGATATAGAAACCATGCCTTTTGCTACCTATCGATTTACAACCATTGAAGATTACTTTTGCAGCACTTGTATTAAAACCATCCCATTCCTTGGTATCTATCGCTGTGCAATGAGTGAATATAGTACCCACTGCATCAGAGAGAAATCCATGACCAGAACTGTCATCTGCTTCGTTAGCTGCTTCTATTACAGTGCAACCAGATACCTCACAATAAGTTGCCCCCGTGTATACTTGAATACCATGAAAAGCGCCTCTATAGGTTGTACAATCTTTGACATGTATTCTCGCGCCGTTGATTACAATATTTGCTCCATTTATAGCACTACCTGGGGCACTTCCCGCTCCACTATATTCAGCGTAAACCCCAATAATTTCACAATCTGAATTACTGGTGCCTGTGATATTTATATTGTGGTGATATGCACCAGTAAGGGATGCTCTTATAATTTTACTATGTGTCACCTTTTGCCATCTTATACCATGAACATCTGCGGTTTGCTTAGCGCCATTAAAATCAAGTATTCCCCCAACAATTTCCAGATAGCTGTTTCCTGAGGCTGTGTCTGAGTTCACAATACCATGACAATTAGCACCATCGGCAATAGCAATATAAGCCTCTGTCAAATCAAGCCTTGTATATGAATCCATTGAAATAGCTGCTCCTGTAGTAAAAGAGCCTATTAGTTTAACTGTCTCTATATTTGCCCTACTTGATGTAAGAGCATCTATAGCTAAATTTATCTCTACTTCATCGTCTGCATTACTGCATAATTGTACCCTATCCCCTAATAATGCTTTGGCATCTAATGCTTGCTGTCTTATTGATAAAGGAGCATTATTACCTATAACCAAAGCGCTACAACCATACAGTGCTAATCCTAATCTATTGTCACCAATCATATTTAATATATGATCTATTAATAATGGTTGATTTAATATGCCGCCATGAACTAAAGAATATCCCTTATTCATCATTAAATTTGTATACTGATAGACTTCATTGCATATTTACTTCTGCGAGTTTTACACTCCATAGCCCAATTATCATATTGTTTTTTCCATTCGGATTTATCTTGATCAGGGCTTGAATTCATACGTAATCCACATAGATATTTTGCAGCTTCGGCTATTATTATCTGGCCTTCCTTATTAATATCATCTATCTCTGTAGTTACAGCAGTTGCACCTCCATAAGTAGATACAGGGGTTGTAAGATGGCCCATTCCTACTATCTCAAATCTTGTGCCATCAATGTAATCATTATCAAAATGTAATCTGCCATTAGGCTGAATACTCCAATCATCTATAAGTACCTTTAATGGATTTGGTTCAGGGGTGGTATCACTGGCGTCAGCTCCTATGAGGCGATACACTTGCATTGGTCTATCTTTATACAAATCCAAATGGTCTATTGCATATTCATATTTACCACCCGCTATAGCATGAGCTTTATCCACATATGCATCAGCAGATGCAGTATCGTAGTAGATATAGAAACCTAATCCAGTAGGATTATCGGATATCGTATGAGTAACTTTCATAAGTCTCCATGTGCCATCACCAGGATGATATACCTTACTTGAACTTGTGTGGTCTGTGTGATTCCCGTATGTAGTGGTTACGCCGTCTGATACTGCCAAGCATAATTCACTCGTTCCAGCAGTCCTCCCCCAACAATAGAAGTTCACTGTTTTACCTGCCATCTGCCACAGATCATAGTTATCATTAGCAGAGCCAGTTAATAACTGTGAAATAGAACCAGCAGAACCAGATGAGGAAAACTTACAGGATGATTCATTTGACCTGCCGAATACATAATATGTAGACGATTGTGTTGCAGTGAGTGTGTCTAACGTCCAGTTATCAGGGTAAGTAGTCTGACTCCATTTCTCAAAATCTCCGTTAATCAACCAGTCACCAAATACAATACTTCGGTCTTGTATCTCTTTATAAACATGTGGAATAGCTGCCTTACACCCATGAACTATAGCTTGTTCCTTTTCTGCCCTAGAAAACTTTCTATGTATTTCATAGGTATCTCCATTAGCTATACCGGCAGTAAAAGGATATGAGCTTGATACCAATATTGTATAAGTAGCTGTAGTAAGTGAGCTTATAACTCTTTCTTCTCCTTCGGGGGCAACACTAGCACCACCCGCATCTGTTTTTATATAAAGATAAGATGGTTGATCACCCGAAGAACCGTCACTAACCCAATCGCTCTGTTTCTCTATTAGCGCTGTATCTACAAGTGTGTAAGTAGGATTAGTGGCATTAGTATCTGCCGTTCCTTCAAACCAGTCATCTATTTGTTTTGATAATGCTGTTACTAAATCGTCCATCATGTCCTCCCCTGTTGCCTGTGGATTTGTAACATAAGCATTGCTACTATCCATAGCATAAAAATAACCATTTGTTCCGTCTATAAACACCAACTGCAAATCGCTGGTATAATCTTCAGGTACTATCGGATGTCTGCAACTGCTGGTATTCAGCGTAGCTGATAATGACCATACTGTGCCATTGAATGCATACTTACACAATTGAAAAGTAGCATTAGTTACATATGCTATTATGGAGCTATTGCTTGTTGGTATTAGGTCGCCATCAGAATACCCATCAACAGAGTCCTGGTACGCATCACAGATAGTGTATTGTGAACTCCAAGCACTTCCCGTCCAATGTATATGCTTCATAGATGCCGCAGAATCCGTAGTAGTTTCTAAGGAAAATAACAAATATGGATAACCATTACTATCTAATCTTATACAAGGCCCATAGGTTCCTACTTTATAATCTGCTGAGTTGACTACTAAACAATCAGCAAAATCTGTATTCTGATTTATTATGGTACTCGAAGTCAATTCTGTCCCATCCATTTGATATACTTTGCCATCGCCTAAGTCCATATAAGCATGATATATATTCCTACGCATCTCATCATAGCTAGCACCATAATCATCATTATCATAATCATACCAATGCCAAGCCAGATGTATACGTTCATTAGTAGAGTCATAGGCTACATTTCCCAGATAAGTTCTATCACTGGCATCTTGTATATTGATAATTTCTGTTGTTGCTGACCATGAAGTGGAAGTTCCATTAGGTGTAGCAGTCTGGTAATGCAAATCACCATTTGTACCTCTGAAGAAGTGATACAAAGTACCATCACTTATCTTCAATAATTTTGGATATGTATGAGCCTCAGTTCCAGCAAGTACATTGCCCATATTAGTCCACTTAGTAATATTCATTGGATATGTTGATACATGATAACGTGGCTCAGTTGCCTCTCCGTGAGTCCCAAATACTACATGAATATATCCATCATCATCTATAATCATACCAGGCGCACCATGTGAATCATCATCCAGCCGGTTTGAACCTATCCATACAGGAGTTGCCCATTTAGTAGCAGAGGGATTATAGGTTGTGATAAAAGGATCGCACTCATAAGGGTCTGTTGTGTCCTGTTTGTATTGCCATAGGAAATAGTAACTACCACTATAATAAATAGCATTGGGCCAATTCTGTACCCCATATGTACTGGATGAATCTAGGTTGTCGGCAAAGTATTCAATTGCCATATTAATCTCCTAAAATACAATCACCCTTGGTATAAAAGTCGCGGCCGCTGGCGTTTCTCCTGTCATATAAAGTGATATAGTACGTGGGGTTGCCCAACTGTATGCAACTGCTGTGCAAGGAATATTGTCTCCCGACTTATACCAGTACCCGTCTGCTCCTGATAAATCTCTTTCGAGTGAACCTGAGTTTTGTACATAACACCCTGCGTAATCCCCAGTTACTACATTGAGGCTAACGGATATAGCATGTTCTCCAGCAGCATATCCCCCAGCCGTTGTCTCGTCATCCCTTGTCGTCGTTATATTATTACTACCATCCTCCGTACAAGTAGCTACATCGAAATTACCAGAGTTAGCTGAAAAATAAACAGTAACAGTATCAATAGTGCCGCTATCATTTGCGGGGTTCTCCTTGGCAACCAGAGAGAACCCCCCGACATTACTTCCCCTATCTAATGAGGCTGGCCCTAAGTCAATAGCCCCCAATTATTTCTCCTCTTTAATCTCTACGCCTTCTAAATGGCTGAGTTGTGCAGCCTTATCAAAGACAGCCCTGAACTGTGCTACTAGTTTCGGTAACACCTCTCTACCTGTGGCTAATATCTCTACTTCGGTAACATCAGCATCAAAGTTATAATCTACGCCTTTGATTGTATGTAATATCTTTTTACCAGTCGGAACACCATCTATAATCTCATCCCTAAGAAACTCGTTGTATTCAGGGTCGCCAACTTCGGGATAAAGATTAAAATGCACAGCTATCTTACCCTTTCCATCTCTTAGCCATGCTCTTGGTTTCGGGCTAATCGTTAATTTCATAAATCCCCCTATGGTAACTGCGCTGTAATCTGGACATCGAGCCAAGTAGTGCCTGTTCCTGCTCCGTCAATATCGATACGTAATCTATCACCTGTAGTTAAGTCGTCCTCTGCTGTATCAATAACAGCAGGTGTAGCAGCATCTTTACTGTCTTTCTCATTGGCATCTATTGTGAGAGCGGTACTAAGAACATCGGCAGTTTGGGTAAGATTGTGGATCATTATAGTTACTGCACCTGTGCCAGCAACCATATTCGCAGCCACTTCTATAATGTTCCAACCGTTCATGTAAGATGGTATTCGTGGGAAGTAAGCCTTGCCATCTCCGCTGGTTAAAGCAGTTGAATCGTTAACTAGTACCGACATTGTTCGTTTACCGTATGCGCTACCAGCCAAACCATCAGGACTTACAGCTCTGGTAGCATCTGTCCCTGTGGTGGTTTCGGCTGCGGTAGCTATTTCTACTTTACCTGCTGTTGTAGTCGAAGAAGCAGATACCGCAGCATCGACATTACCCGATGATAATGTACCTACCGTTGTGATATTAGCAGAGCCAACCCATGTACTAATTGCTGTGTTTTCTACATTATTTAAGGATAGGTCTGTTTTAGTTTCTGTATAACTACGACCTTCAATAGTGTCAGCATCAGTAAACTTGGCAAAATCATTGGCTACAGGAGTACCGCTGGTGTCAACTGTTCCACTACCAGCAGCAGCTAGTTCAGATAGCGTCTTTGTTCCTGTTACAGCATCGGTAAAGGTGAGGTTATTAGAACCATCCTTGTCTATATAGGTAGTAGCATTGTCTACTTCAAGACGGGGTACACGTATATTATCCCCATCAATAGGTTCTTTGTAAGTACCTTGGTCAGACCATTGTGGATTCGGAGATGAATTAACAATTCCGCCATTGGTCATCTAGTACTCCATTGCATACGTTAAATATAAGGTTTTAGAACCTACGGCATCGTAATATTCTAAGCAACCAGAATTATCTCTATTTATATTGTAAGAGATATCTGTATCTGCCTGAAACCACCCGGCGGGATAAGTTGTCGCATCTTCTAATATAGCCACTTCATCTAAAGTAGTAGATGAATCAACTTGGGCGCTCACCTGAAACCTGATTCCATATAATTTATCCAACTTAGCCAAAGAAGGAAGATTGCTTATGGTTGCTCCAGGAAATAAATCGCTGAGAAAGGCAGATTGCCATACTGAAGGAACTGTCCACGTAATTGCTCCGTCTATTGCAAGGCAAGCCCCGCCACTGGCAGAACCGTCTGTTATACTTACATCAATCCAGGATCCTGCCCAATAATATCCGGACATCACCGATGCAGTACCATTGGCTGAATCTACATCTACCCATATACCACCAAAAGGCTCTTTGCAAAATACATACCAGTAATTACCATTAGCGGCTGTATTCAATGAACTTAGTGTAACCGAAGTAGACGTTGACTTGTCGGTAGCTTCTGTGGTGTAATCTGTAAATGTAACCTCGTTATCTGCTGTCTTGCAACACAATATTAATGGAGGTGCTAATTGCATCCTCCAGTCTCCACTACAATTAGTTATGATGCTGTGTGTTCCTGTTGGTATAGTAGTCGCTATTCTAGTTGTAGCAGTTGTTTTAGATTCTCCATAAAATTTTCTTACTGGAGCAGTAAATGTTATAACTTTAGGCATTTCAATACTCCTAAATGCTTATTTGTTTATTACCTGATTTCGTATATGGAAGAGAAGCATGATTTGCCTGAATGTACTTAGTCAAACCTTCCATCTCTTTATTCTTATCTGTTAACTTATTTCTTAGTTCAATTAATGTACTCTCTGCCTCTTCTATCCTTAATTGAACATTATTTAATCTTTCGATTTCCTTTCTATCCTTCTCTACTCCCTGGCTAATACGACTGATCTCACCAGAGAGGTATTCTATTTCCCCCTGTACTATAAAACTATCAGCAATAGCATCCCTTAACTTATCCCTATCACTTTTTGCCATTTTTTCTACCTCTCTTTACTTTTGGTGGTTTTAGATTAGGTGACTCATAAATAGGCGGTATTTCTTCTTCGTGGATCACTTGTGGTACCTGATCCCTGTCCAATAACCCTCTAAATAAATTCTGCTGTTCCAATTTCTCCGTTTGTTTTCTATCTAATTCTATTGCCTCCCATTCCATCTTATGACGTTTCTGCATGTGCCTCATCACTTGGAACTGATTGGTTAGATTAGATTTTTGGCATAAAGCCAACCCCATAGAATCATACTTTTCTCTGTTGGGATTATCTTTATGTAGTAGACATTTATATGTACCTCTATTTGGCCTAAATCCAGGATCACGCGTGGTAAATACTAAAGAACCATCTTCACGTCTTTTTCTTAGTTGCATAGGCAGCATATTATAATTTGTCAGGCTTACATCACCTGTGCGGGTGTCATACATTTTCACGTACCCTGCACTTGATACTTTACCTACCATTGGCGGCACTTCATCTTCGCCTTTGGTAATAATACTATTACCAGTCAGTTCCCCTGGTTCAGGAACTTTTTCCACATCCCTCATTAATTCTTCTAATAACGCTGTGTTTTCATTTTCTACTATGGTGTCCTCCATAACTCTCCTTTCAGTTAGTTCCCGTTTGCCATGCTTCTTTAATATTGTCACATTGTACTAATTCCCGCTTATCGAAACTAGGCTTAAATCTCAATTGATCCGCTATCTCCATAAGCTCGGCTACAGTATGCTCTATCCAGTATCTACCGTTATCAAAAGCACCTCCTGGTATTCTGAATTGGTCATGCTTAAACCACTTAGATAACCCCATATCTTTTCGATATTCAGTTGGTTTATCGTCACGCATCACATAGATTATTTGATAACGATGAAAGCCTTTACTGCCTGGTGATTGAAGATTCATTTCATATAATCCCAAGCAAGGTTCGTCTTTATCTATATAATGCGTTCCGAATAAGATATTCATTCCGGGTTATCCTCCAGCATCCTTATGACAATCCTATGCTCACCCTGAAGTCTAATCATCTCTGTGGTTATTTCATTAACTTGCGATTGTAATTGTTTTCTTTGTGCCTCTAGTTGACTAAACTTATGCTCTATCTCATCTTTGGTTTCTTCTAGTATCACAACTCTCCTTTATAATTTCTTATTTTTATACCTTTCTGCTCCATTCGCTTCTGTAGCCATTTGGGAGGATTGCCTAATATATATGTTTTTTCTTCGATAGTGCCATCTGGTAATACCTTCTTTGTTACATGTTCACTATCGCAATCCCATTCCCATGTCGGCTCAAAGTCCATAGCAAAAAAGAATGTACCTGAAGGCAGCCCCGCCAGTTCTTCTACCTTCTTAGCTAAACAGCATAATCGAATCTCAATTCCCGTTCCTAAAGCACTGTGTCTTTTGCGATGAACATAAGTTAATTCGCAATCACAAGTTCTCCTATCACGGGCTATAAAGTCTTCTTCTGTAGGAAGAACAAGACCAGCAAGTAACTCTTCAGCCTCGTTTTTAATATTTAATTTCTGCATTTTCCCTCCTACGTACCTAAACTATCGGTTGTCCCGTCAGCATGTAGAAAGTCCAAGCTATCACCAGCATCAGGTGTGTATAAGGCCAGTGAATTAGTTAGTGTACCAGCAGGATCAGTTCCCCCATCCTCTATACCAATCCAGTTTTGACCAGCGGTAGTACCAGGGGTTGCTCTTACACCTACATACAGTGTTTTCCCATCTGCTACATCCACATCTCCAGAGAAAGTGGTTTTCTGCGCCGTATCCATAGTGGCTGCCAGTGTTAATGTCTCACCGCCATCTGCTGTGGTGTAGAACTCGATAGAACCAGGCATATCACCTGCGCCTACCGTTCCGTTAATAACAAACTCGATAGCCCCTACAGGGGATTCAAAGTCTGCACCGTCAGAAGCATAGGCTATGATAGAACCACATACTTCATTATCAGCAACAGCCGTTGTTGCTACCTGTGTAGCTGCTCCACCTTTTACTAAGCATAGTTTTGGTGAAACTGTCCTGTCGTTAGTAGTACTGCATGTAGCGGCAACAATAGCACCTCCAGCAAAAGCCGCCCCAACACCAATAGCCTGTACTTCAGGAATTAAATTTGTTGACCCATCTCCGTTAGACAATGTTAATTGTGATGTGCTGCCAATATTAAGACCAGTGCCAGTAGCTATGGTAACATCCCCACCAGCTATAGCTAAGGCATTAGTGCCGTGAGTTAGTGTTACATCACCACCATTAAAGTTAATAACACCGCCATTGTCTAGGAATAAATCTGAGAAGTTCAGCGCTGATGTCCCTAAAGCCACTCCATCCGTTGTAGTTGGGTATATAGCTGTAGCTGATATCTCTAAATAATTAGTCCCGCCAATACCGAAGTTAATAGCAGTAGCACCATAGCAGTCTATATTTGCATCTGTGTCATCATGCCATATCTTAATATAGTCAGTTGGTGCATTACTTGAGGAACAATGAATTAGTAGTGTTGGATCACTATATGCACTTACATTCATATCCAGAGCAGCATCAGCAGGGTCAAATATATGACATGCCAAACTAGCATCATGGACTCCTATACCGAATGTGGGGTTTGAGGCATCGCCTCGAAGTTGCTTAAAACCGCCTTTCCAGGCTGGGTTATTTAACGCCATTCTTTCTACCTCCTATAGATGTTGCATGGGCAACACCTGAATCTATAGGCGGTTTTAAGGATAAGCCGCCAAACCTATTTTTATTCTATGCGTTCCAGTCTCGGTTAGCTTCTACTAAAATGTAATCAACATCCCCAATGGCGAATTCAGTAGTATTAGCCGCAAAAGCCACTACAGCAGCCATATCAGAAGTAGTCGAAGCAGCACCAGAAACAGATTTCTTCAAGACACCATCTACATAAAACTCAGCATTACCATCCTTAGATATCTCTATTCGGAGTACCTGCCACTCTCCAGCAGTTGGCCCTACATCCAAATCCTGATCCGCCGCAGTAGTAGTTGCTGTCGCACTTCCACCTTTATAGACAGCATGCCACTCAGTTGCACTAGCCGTCAGTTCATTACTAAAGTAAAAGCCAACTAGATCAGCTACACATGTAAATGTAGTTGCCGAAGCATTAATTATGATGTCTTCAAGCTGCTCATCAAAAGTCAAGATACTCGTAAAGCCTACAAATATCTCTTTTGTGTCGAGATCAGGAATTTGAAGCCTTGCCTCTAGGATAAGAGGCCCCATTAGAGCAACATCGAACATTAATGAAGTCCCAACGAATGTGGTGTCTGCATCAGTATTACCACTGGTTAGGGTAGCAGAACCGCTCAGTGGGGCAGTTGTGCTTTCAACAATTCCAGTATCATTATCCTCAAACCCTTCACCACCAGCAAAGAACTGGCCTAAGTTCAAGAAATCTGTGGTTTCCGTTACTGCTGAGTGAAATCCAGTGAAGTCCTCAAACAGACATATCTTCCCACGCTCACCTTGATGATTAATAGTCATTTAACTCTCCTTTAGAAGCTGTAGCTCCTTTTCTAAATTTTGTATTCTCTCCCTGTAGGGAGCTGTTACCTTACCTACATCGTTTCTTGGCACACAGGCTAGATTCTCAATACGTGTGTCGTCCATATTACCGTTCATACAGTGAACAACCCATTTTTTAGGTATTTTCCCTCTCTCCTTTGTCCATACCTCACGATGCTTTAGCATATATTAATTATGATGTAGGCGCAGTTGCGTCACTCGCAATCTCATATAGCCAATTCCCAGAACTCCTCTCGCCATAGGCATACTCATCATAGTGGTACAGCTTTGTAGCCCCACCACCTATATTTTCAGCCCTAACAGGCACAGTCCTCGGTGAACGGCCTTGTACTAATACAAGTGCTTCTTTAGCAAACACCCCACCTTTAGCATCATCACTTGAGTCAATAGATATATTCCCATCTTCATATATCATTGCCCCACCTATTTGGCCCCTGAATCCTTCAGCAAACACCCTGGCGGTCATCCCTTCAGGTATAACATAAGTACCTACACCTGCAATTATTTCATCATAGATATCCTTTATCTGGTATCCATGAAGTACACAGTAGTATGGCGCGTTACCAGGTTCAGTAGTGTTGCTACTTATTCTAACAACACCAGCGGAAATATATCCGCTTGTAAGAGTAACTCCTGCTCCGCATAATTGCGTGGTTGCACCATCTATTGCCGTTAACCCATCCTCATCCTTTTTTCTTTGAACTGCGTTTTGAGCAAGAGAGCCGATCTTTGCGTAGGCATTTTTAGATATCCGATTAGCCACCCTATCCGTAATAACAGTCTCAATACCGACCACAGTCGGAGTTACGGTCAGTAAACTATCAGAAAGTTGCTGCGGATTGTCTAGTTCTGTAGTTTCTGTGATAGCCTGTGCGGTTATTTGATCCATAGATACTTCATTCCAGGAAAGACCAATACCTTCACCTAAAGTAACCTTATCACATAACTGAGGAACAACCCCTTCTTGCTCTCTTACTATTCGTGCAGAACCTATTACAGTTGGTAGACTATCTGCCAACGAGCTAGTAGTAGTATTCCCAACAGTCATTTTTTTACTCCTTTATGCACTTATTATCTTTCGTGCTTTTTCTATATTTTCCTTTGTCGCAGGTAATTCCCCACTATTCCATTTGTTTAAAAAGTCAGCGTCAGAACTTCCTGCTATTCCTGATGGAGATGAAAATGCATCCGATCCTACACCAACCGCCTTCTTAAGATTAGCTAATTCGGTTTCAAGCCTTTCGATTTCAGGGTCTTTCTTCACTTTTCCTCCCGTTGCTTCACCTTTGGCTATTTTCAGTGCTTCTTTCATTAACCTGCTACGCAAGTCTCTGTTATCCCTAGCTCCCTTAGCAGCCTCAGTCAATCTATCGTCTTTAGGGTCTACCCCTAAATCAGATATATCTGCCGCTAAATCAGCTACAAACTTCCTTTGAGCTTCAGCAAGTTCTCTCTGTTTTCTTTCCTCTGCTTCCCTCTCCTCATAAGTCTGTAGCTTACTTCTGGTCTGAACACTGTCTAGCCTTCCAGTAAAATCAGGGTCATCTCCATATTCGCTACTCAAACCTTTAACAGTAGCTTCCGCAGCTTTCCGCTTGCGGGTTTCTTCTGCAAGTTGCTTTAGCGCAGCAGACTCATTAGCTACTGCCCTATCTTTCTCACTCTGAAATGTCCTAAGTTGCTTTTCGTATGAATCTAGCCTTTTTAGAATCTCAGCCTGGCCAACTTGCTCAGGTTTGGTTTCGGATGCTGCTGGCTGTTGCTCAGCCTCACCACTTGGTACTTCCTGTACCTCTGTGTTTTGTTCTTGGTCGTCCACCAATCACTCTCCTTTCGATAGCCTTGGCTACCAAAATATAATAAAAAAAGAGGCGACAAGGATTTCTCCTAAATCGCCTCCGTTTTTCGGTCAGCTACGTTATTTAGTTGTTAAAGTTCTATTATAGAGATACCCACTCCTGAGTATCGCTATCAAAATATTCTAAAGTAATCACCTCTTGTTCTGGTAGTAAATTAAACCTGAAACCAGTAATCGGCTCGCTTGTACCTATACTACCATCATCTAAAAAGTAATATATCATCGCACACCCTTAATTATTTATGAAATAATGTATCACTTCACACTCTCTATAGCGTTCACTACTCTAAATGGTTTCCCGTCTTGTACTTGTATCGTTATCTCACAGAATTTACAGTTATTCCAAACCACCGACTTCCGCAATAACTCCAGTAACATAATTTCCTTCTTACTAACATCATACACTATATTGTCAACTATAGTTTCCATCTTACTGATTAACCAGCTTCAGCGCTGCTTTAATATCAGGGTTGGATAATAACATCTGTTGTTTCTGTCTGGCTATCTGCTCCCTTATCCTGAGTATCATAGGGTACTGCCTTTGTATCTGGAGGGCTAATGTTTTATTAGTTTTCTTCAAGACATTAATTTGCTCTGCTATAGCTTCCAGTTCGGGGTACTGCTCCCAAGCTTTTTCAGTGATTTCATTGTAAGGTTTTACTATTTTAAGTGCCTCTTTATACTCACTTGTATTCCATAGTTCATCAGGGATATTGAACTTTTGGCTAAGTTGCTGTCTCGCTGCTAAAGCTTCATCAGGATATGTAATTACTCCTACACCTAATGCGGCTGGAGAAGCTATCAATCCACCTATCGCTCCTTGGTCATTTATAGCATCTATTAAATCCTGTACGAATAAAGGTACTAGGCGGTTATATGCTTGAGCGTCTATATCCCCTATATCTTCTCCCATATATGACTCACCTTTAAAGATGTCCCAAAATAATCCCGTAGCAGGCGCTAGTTTACTTTGTGCGAATCTATATATAACCTCATCCCTGTTAAGATTTTGTATTTCTTTTATAGATGTAAGTCTTTGTGCGGTTGTTAGTTGCGCTAAGAATCTGGAATATTGGGCATATCCTGTCCAAATATCAAGTCTCGTATCTCCTATCTTTATCTTACCAAAATCAGATGAAAGTGGGTTGGCATTAATTGAAGCACCTGCTAATTTGGCCATAGTAAGTAAAGTAGTACCTGCTCCTAGAAATGCAGCCATCTGTTTCATAGCTTCTTTACGAACCAATTTAGGCGTATTTGGATTAAGTAATATTGCAGGCCATTGTAATCTTGAAGCCACAAGACGGGGAGAAAAGAATACTGCATTGAGCGCTGGCCCCATATTCCCGCTTGTCATAGCTCCTATACTACCCCGCCCAGAAGCTACATTAACAAGATTAGCCAGTCCTTTTAAATCCTGATCGGTAATAGGTATACCTGACTTAGCCACAACATTATCAAATACTTGCCTTGTGTGGTGATAGGATTCAGAACGTAAATCATTTAATACTGTAATATAAGCCCTTTCTGACCTTCTGATTCCAGGTATATGTCTGGATAGTTTAGACATGAAAGCCTCTTCACTTTTGCTTAATGTACCGTTTAAAGGAGCATGATACCCCCCATGCTCTATATATTCCATAAAATAAGGCCGTTCGCGGATTATATCATCCATTATCATTGCATGTTTTTCGGAAATGAATGATTTAACCATATCTTTGAATACACGGCCTACAGTACCTACCTTACCAGCAGTAGTTAATCTCGTAGTGAGAATACCACCCTGTCTCAACATACCTGATAAATCATAAGCAGATATTACAGCACGTGGCAGATTAGCGATATCAAGGAATTGCGATAATTTACCTGCCTTCTCCAACTCTTGTATAGAAGATGTGAATTCTGGCCCTAATGCTTCCTCTAATAATCTCATCCTGCTCTCTACAGGAACCTTGCCTTCTAATACTAATTCCTCCATCGCTTTAGTAGCATTATATTGGTCATAATGCAAATTTTTATTTATCTTACGATTCCTGAGAGGTTTATAATCATAGCCATGAAGCCAGTTCATTATCTCATTACCCTCAGATTCGTTAAGGCCAGTCCATCCCCATTTACCAGTAGCCCCAGAGATACCTCTCTCAATATCATAAGCGCCAGCCATAGATTGTTCCCATATCCTCAACTTTTCGGACGCAGTAGCAGTTTTTGGTAATGTCGCTATTCTTGATTGTGCTATAGTTTCACGTTGTGCCCGTTTAGTTGAAAGTTCTTCTGATATCTCCTTAATTCTACCTTTAGTTTGCTTCATTATATCCTGTAATTTAGCCACAGATTCAGGAGTTTCTTTTGATATGGATAATTTAGCAGGTAACTCGAATTTCTTCATAAATTCAGGAGCGAGTTTACCCAATGCCCTTGATGGAGCAGTTTCTATAGCAGATACACCCGCTCCTAGTTTAGTTAGTGCTTCGGCCGTACTTTCAGCTCCAAGTACCTTTGCTCCTATACTCGCTCCTTTAAACGGCTCAGAAAAAGGAACTAAATATGTTGGGTTAGCTGTTTCCAATAATCCTTTAAAATATTTTGGATACTTTGTTTCCTCGTATTCTTTTCTGGCACGACTTAAATTACCGGTTCCAGCAACTATATCAGACCCTATATACCCGCCAGGATTAGCGTTAAATGCCAATGTTTTCAACATTCTTTCCCATAAAGGAGTTTCGCTTTTATTAAATACCTGTGTTTCCTGCGGTAAATAAACTTTTTCCCAGGGATAATCTACTACATCAAATACCTTGCCTACGCCTTTTAATACATCACCCACAACTGGAGTTTCCCCAACCCTTGCAAGTGCCTGTTCCCACCAGGAAGGTTCACCTGTTTGTGTTTGTATAGAAGAACCACGTGCATTAACAGCAACTCTTCCTCTTTGATGCTGTTCTCTTACTCTTTTTACTACTTCAGGGTCTAATGGCATTTTATCTATACCCGTAACTTAATCCTGTCCTCGCTACTGGAGGTTGTGCTTCATAAGATTTCTTTAATAAATCTTCCCAATCATAACCTAGTCCCTCGGTTAATTCCCTGAACTGAGTATAATCATTTGAGGATAAATTCTGAAGATTACCCCATGTTGGCGTAGCTGCCAAACCATATTGCTGTTGAGGGTTAATATCTCTTCCATATTGTCCAGCGCCTATACCCTGAAAATAACTGGCCACTGGCTCTGCTACCTGTTTTGTATATTGAGAACCTATATTCTGGCCAGCTTGCTTTAATTGTCTGTTAAGTTGTGCAGATTCCCACCAGTTCTCAGGATCATTCGCCCATGCATAACTGCCATAAACCGCAGGATTACTAAGTTCCTCCGCAGTCATATTGCGTATCTGCCACTCACCGATGGCGGGATTCCATTCTGCTGTCTTACCATAGCCAGTATCAAGAAATCCAGGCTGTGGTGTGGTAGGATATTGCATGGCATTTAGATAATAACTATATCTCTCGGCAGGTGTCATGCTCTCTGCGCCAGGTAGGTTCTGAGCAGCCCATACATCTGCTGCTGTATCTCCTAATTCATATGTTGCTGGCTGATTGCTTAGATAATCATTATATATTTGATATCTTTCTACAGGAGTTAGTTGCTGCCATGCTTCTTCCCCGAATGTTGAAACTCCCCAATCATACATCGGGTTTCCCTCCCCACTTGTAGGATATGTAGCTTGATAATTAGGATTCTCTTTTATTGCCCATGTCTCATTACCGTTATCATCTACTATCTTGTACTTCAGGTATTGGTCACTTTTGAAATTACCATCCTCATCATAAGCTTCTGGATATACGTTCTTCAGCCACATATCATTATAATCAATGATATTATCCTCGCTAGTAGTCATGGTTGTGGAAGGCAAAACATTGCTATTTATACCAGATGGCGCAGACGGCATAGCTGATTCACCGCTTAAATCAGTAGTGCCATTATTTGTAGCTTCTAATGCATAATTTCTCAATTCAGGTGTTGTGGTATAACCTAATTCTATGAGATAATCGGCCATCATACTTTCAGGCAATGTATTTACATCTAATCTCGCCCCTGTTTGATTTCTAAGTTCTTGTACTAATTTTTGTGCCACTTCATCCCATAGGTTATCAGGGTCTAATCCCATATCACTAATCCATGCTTTAGCTATAGTATTCATGGCATTAGTTACATTTCTCTCTGTATTTGTATAATCAGGTGAATTAACCCTTGTGACATAACTATAGTAATCTCTTGCAGCACTGTGAAGATTTTTATATGAACTTATTTCATCCATATTAAAATATTGTTCCAGTACATCTCTGGTTTGTGATTCATTAATACCAAATAATGAAGGCAATTCTTTATTTATAGCCATTTCCAGATATCTCTTTATATCTGATGCCATACCACTACTATCACTTAATAAATCTTGTACTGCCTGATCTAATGTGTACCCTTCAGCCATCTTATACCTCCTCCAGTCTCTTTACTTCCTCTTCCATCTTTGTCACACCCTCATCCCTTTTCTTAATCTTCCAGTTCTGGTAACTGTCTTGCTGCCCATAAATAGCATTTGCCTTCTGGAAGTCCTCTGTAGTCCATTCATCATACTTCTTCCCCAATAACTTCTCAGGACTACCAAAATCCTTTAAAGGTTCTATCTCTTCCTTGATTATCTCCTCAAGTATCTCAAGATGTTCTTTTAGAACCTCGTCTATTATATCGGTAAACTCGTTCTTTATTTCCATTATCTGTAGGCTCCTCTTGCCCCACCTCCACCTTTTCCCTGAGTCGGGGACATCGGCGTTTGGCTTCTGTTCTGAGCCATCTTATTCTGTAAATCTTCAGCCGAACCAGGCATAGCTCTTTGAGTCATATCGGGGTTCATTGTGCCCATCTGCTGCTGTTGCGGAGGTTGACCCATCTGGTTCTGTCCTAATTGCGGGGCAGCGCCAGCCAGCACAGCTTCAGCACCAAGTAATTCAACAACCGCCTGTTGTGCCTTGGTTGCCGCTACTTTAGCCAATGGTTCAAGTATGGCGGGGTGTTGCTTCCAGAATTCTTTTATCATCCTTCTGTCTACAAGGTCTGCATCTATATTGCTCATCTGCTCCCTTGCTGTTTTGGGGTCAATGAGCCTGGCTGCCAGTTGCCTTTCCAGGTCATCATGCCTTCTGTATTCATCTTCAGGGGACACGGGGGCAAACTCTACCGAGTAATAACAAGGAGGTTTGATTTTATCCTTCTTAATATAATCATCAACTACACCGCCGTCTCTTGTCCTTGCCGACACCCTGATATTTCCTGGTATTACATCTGCTGCCAGTTTAGCGCATTTCTCCAGTACATCGGCCGTCCTGTTAGGGAAAGTCTGCTCGGCATGTTTAATCCTTGTGGATGCCTCAGCAGCCATCATCCTCTGGTGTGCCCCAGACCTGACTCCCGCATCATTCTCACCTTTCATCGTCCTTGGTGCTCCATGTTCGGCTAAAAGGTCGTGACATGCAGCCCAAAAGCTGAATAACTGGTCTGGCGGAGCCATATGCTGGTATTCCTGAAACTCTACGCCGTCAGGCAGTATGTCAGCACCGCCAAATTTATCTTTTAATTCGGTTAAATTGGCATTTTCACCTTTAAGAATAATCCTTGGCCATGCATTTTTCTTTAAGACGATGTTATAAATAGAGAAACTTGCCGATTCCGCTATCAATAAGTCCTGAACATATCTTAGCAACCCGACATATTTCTTTGACATATCCCCCTGTTTATCAAGCTTACCTAATCCTGAGTTAAATATCGTATACGGCAAGAAACCATAGCCGTGATAATCCCAACCAGTCCTGGTCTTAATGATAGGCTCTCCGTCAATAAGTTCGCAGTGCTTTTCCCTGTCCCAATAAGAGATATGTGTTACGTAATCGTTTTCCTTTCTATCTTTAGGATTATGAAATTTCTTGAACATTCTAGCCTTCATCCAGTGATATTCATTAATCTCAATTATATGGTCTGTTTCCCTTGTATCTGGATCGGGGTAGACGTTATAGGGGTGGATAGAGGATATCCTGATAGGCAGGCTTTTCCCTGTTTCCTCCTGCCACTTCTCTATCCTCGCTGTATACGATTCATCTGATTCACCTTCATCTCTGACAGGTTTATCAGGCCACAGGTCAGCAATCCAGAGTGTCCTTAAAACACCCACCCCGTGAAGCCAGTAATGCCTTGCGGTAGTCCACCAGGGGCTAATCTCGCTGTCCCTGTTGGTCATATAGATAATCCCCTGACCAAGCAAGCGCTCCATCTTGGTTTCTTCAGTTCCTTCTTTAGAGGGATTACTCTTATTAACCATAACACGGGCATTTGTTACATTTGTGTGGTTGGTATATGTATCAACCATATCCCTGCCAGTGGAAAGCACCAGGGCATTTTTAAGATGTTCGTTTGGAAGTCCCAATTTCGCCTTAAAAGCCAGTTCATCGAACTGGTCATCCAGATCAAAGGCGGCATTACGCTTTCCATATATATCGTCTTTATAATACTTTGCCAGTTCTTCTATCTCATCTATCTTAATTTTCATCCACTACTCCTACACAAATGTCAATGTTTCTATAGATTTTACCTGCGGGGCATTATTGAGGGGCACTTTTTCGGCAAGATACAAGGCTTCTCCTGCCATAGTCGGGTAATCGTCATGCCTTCCAGCCATAGCCTCCAGCCTCGATTCTCTCTTCCCTGTCGGGTCAACATACCAGATAATGTCATAAAACTGCTTTAGCCCTTCCGCATTATAGACAACCAACTGGTTATTGTTGATTGCAGACAATAATTTACCCCATATAAGTTTCCTTATGGGGTCATTCACATGAATACCTATCTTTGTCCTCTTATCGTCATAATATATCCAGTTACGGTATCCCATACTAATTGCATGGTCGATTAATGATTTACCCCACTCGTTATCTTCAGGCCCCCATTTTGGTTTTCCAAACACCTCCAGTAATTTCACAGACCAGTAGGCAAAGTCATTTATCTGCAACCTGTTGGTGAATATATCAGCCACTATCTCTTTTGTCCTCACATCCATTATACCAGTAGCATGATAGTCCTTTCCTACACCATGAGCCGTGTCTGAAGCCGCTACATAAGTCCTCCCGGGAACATAATCTTTATATATACGGCATATCATGGGGTTGAGGTCTGGGTATTTACCATTCAAGTCCAACGGCCTCCTTGTCTCATCCATCATCCTGTCAAGTATATTAAGGTCGAAGGCAGATATTTCCTGAACAGGGGATAGTGCCTCTTCGATACTGCGGGGATAATTCTGCTGCATGTAAAGATCGGGGGTAAGCCCGTCCAGTTCATCATCGGGGGTATTGAGTTTTGTCTTTTCATACCACTCCTCATCCCTCCCTGGCCTGACGTTATAAGGGTAAAACAAAGGCACAAAATCACCCACCTTATCATAATGCGCCTGTTTGAATATCTTTTTAGCATATGTATTGGGCTTTCTTTTATCGACAGTAAAGCATCCTATCCATTGACCTCCAGAAGAGTCAATCGTTGGCCTTGCATTAAGAAAGTTAGAGGCGGCAAACGGGTGATATTCCCATTCATCGGCTATAATCACACTGGCTGCTTCCCCGACACCCGCTGACTCGGTTGCCGCAAAAGCCTTGATATGAGACCCCAGTCCTCTAAACTCCAACTCTTCAGCGCTATCTTTCTTCAATGGAAACTTCATAAACGGAGGCAATTGCTCCCATATCCTCCTGCACTTGGCTAATAGTTCCCAACACTCCTTCTCCCCTTTAGAGAACATCAAGATATTAGCACTGTCTTTTGTTATAGCCATCCACAACGCATAGGCAGCTAATATCCACGATACCCCGGCCTGCCTCGGCTTGAGGATGACAATAAACCTTGAGTGAAGAAAATGCCAAGTAATTTCTACCAAATGAGGCCAGAACTCAAATGGAATAGCCCCACCTTTATTCCCCATTACCGTAGCTGGCTCAACTATCTTCGCATATGTCTTGAGAAAATAAATTAAACTCTTTTTCACCAGAGCATATTCTAAAAGCTGTTCCTCTTTAGTAAGTGTTTTGGTCAACCGCTACCTCTCGCATATAGTATCATTGCAAGCGAACCATATGGTAGTGTTATAAGGGTATTCAGAGTATGTCGTGGTTATAGAAGGCATTGCTATATAAGCATCGTCACTAACCTCAACCCAGCCCTTCCCTAGACAACCATGACACTCTCTATCAAATTCAGCTTTTATGTGGCCTTCAGTAATACTTTCTAATACTTTACCCTTTCCATCGCAAACTGGGCATAATACAGCTTTCATTTCTTCCTCTTTCTGCTTTTACCAGCCTTACTCATAGCAATGGCGACTGCCTGCTTCTGTGGTTTACCCGCGTGCATCTCTCTTCGAATATTCTGGCTAATAACTTCCTTGCTTTTACCTTTCTTTAACGGCATCTGTACCTCCTTACAAGCACATTTTCATAACCAGCTATACCAGTATAAGGATATATATAATACGGCTTCGATACAGTCTCATATACATCCACAGCACCCCAAGGCCATGTATGAACTAATACATTAGGTGGTATTTTAAAAGTATGACCCCATTTACCACTATAAGTGCTAACTGGTTTATCCATAATCACCTCCTATGGCTCGTTTCCCACCCGCACCTTATAAAGATTCTATGAGCCATTCGTCCCTCTGATTAGCCTTTATATATCAATATCATCCTCATATTCTATTACATAATATGTGTAATACTCCACATTCGGGTCAGTAATATATACAAAGTAATATAGATATTCTATGTCGTAATACCAGTTAACCGTATATCCGCTTAATATACTTTTCAGTCTTGACACACAACCAGCAACCTGTTCATCTGTAGCCAGTTTTTTGTCACATTCAGCCATCCCTTAATATCCTCTCGGCCTCCGCTATTATCTCGCCATCAGCGTTAACCAACTTAGACCCTGGTTGACTGGCATCATAAATCAACCGCAAGTCGGTCTTTATCCTCTCCATTTCCTCGCAAGCCCTTGTCTCCGCCAACCTCAACCTCTCTAAATACTTCCCAGGAATAACCACCCTCTCCATAGCCTGATCCAAAGAACTACACCTCATAAAACACTTCCCACCGCCATTAGCCATAGATACCAATATAGACACATGAGGATAATCGTATGTCGGCCTGTATATAGATACCGTGCAAGCAGTCCAGTAACCACCCTGATACGGGTCTTGCCACTCCCACCTTGCCCACGCTAGCTTAGACTTTCTCATTTCTTAACTGTACTTTGCTTTATAATCTACTGCTGCCCAATAACCTAATCCCTTAGTCCCATTATTAATACGTCTCTCAATAGTTCTCTTTAATTCCACCTGATCTTTAATATTCCTTAACCCTTTACTCATTTATAATCTCCTAACTTTACAATTTGTTAAAATATTATTACTTATAGTCTATACTATTGTCTAAGAGAACCACGTCCTCAATCACGCTAGTGCTTAACCTTAATTCATGCATAACACCACCTTGTACTCCCCCCACCATAACCTCACCACCACTATCATTAAACTAGGGTTTGTCCGAGTCTGGATGTATCTCATTATGTCTACCTAGTGTATAGTGCGTAATCTTTGTATAAGTTTCTTAAATACGTCTTACTATGTTTAACAGGCGAATAGACCAATTTCCTCTTACTATCTTTATTTACTTCCATACTTCTTAAAAAATATTCCTGCATAGGTGTCTACTCTACCATATGTACTTTCTTCATATACTCTAATATATCCATACTACCTCCTTATGTTAAGTTGTTATACGAAACTATAAAATTTTCTTGAGGTCTTCACAATGTATTCAAGACCAATTTCCAAAACCAAGTCACTTCCTATATTAATCGTATGTGGTATATTCATTGGTTCAGTTCGCGAAACTACACTTTTGCGAATACTATTCACTCGTAAACTCCCCGTCAATCGTGTTATTATCCTTACCAGCGGCCAGAAACAGCTCCTTTTCCATTAATTCCAACTCTTTCAGGCGGGTTGCCAGGAGTTCAGGGGAGATAGTTAGCTCCTGTTCGATCTTTCCAGAGACATCCATCGCTTGCTTGGGCTTTCCATAAAGTTGTTCGTAGACAAAGATAGCTACAGTCTTATCATTATTATCAAGAGCATGTTCAATAACATCTACGGCTTTTTGTTCAAGGGCTTTAAGTAGCTCTGTTTTAGGGGAAACAGGTCTGCCATTAGGATTACCTGACTGGCCTGGTTTCCAAAGGTGAGAGGGTTTGTTGCCTGTTTGTTTAACAGAGGTAGTCATAAGCCATACCTAATTAATCTTAGCATACATTGTCAATGCACAGGTAATAGTCCGAAAGGATTAACCCGAAAGTGTTAGTGAGAAACAACACTAATTGATACCAAACAGGTATTGACAAGGTATAACCACAGTGGTATTATGTTGGTGGAGGTGAGAAATGGAATACAACGGACACAGAAGTTGGAACTCTTGGAATATAGCTTTATGGATAGGTAATGATGAACCATTATACAGATTCGCTATAGATTGTTTGAGAAGGCCGACATTAAAAGGAAGGAAGCCGACACTTAAACAGGCCACCATCAGATTTATGAGGGATATGGGTGGTAGTAGGACTCCAGACGGTGCTATTTATAATACTACTAGTGTTAGAGAGGCATTAGCTGGGCTAGATGAGTAAGTAGTCTAATTAAATAAATAGAGGTGAGATATGAAATTCAGACTTGTGCCACATCTAGTACATCCTGGCTAATCTGAATTGAGGAGGGCTTTATGATCCAGATACACTCCAAACTAAGGACAATCATAGTTGAAGAGGAGGACAAAGACGACGAGATAGACAAGGCTTTGTGTGTAGTGATGTATTTGCAAGCCAAGGGATTCTCTCCCTGGGTGAGCGATGAGACAATAATAGGATTTAAGGGGGACTAAGATAGAATGAGCAACACGACAAAAGTTATTTTAGAGTTAAGATGTGGATGCATTGAATTACTAGAGAAGCCTAAAAATCTTGTGATATTCGTGAGGGATTATGATATCCAAGAGGTAGATTCGGATACTAAGTATAATCTAGACGGGGAACCTTATAGCGAATATATTTATGAGAAGGAATAAAGGAGGACTAATGGAACACTCAAAGACGCCTTGGGAAACAAACCAAATAGAAATTATAAAAGTTGGTGAGGATTGTATAGATATAGCTAGATGTTTTTATGAAAACGATAGGTCACATTGGTCATCTATATATAAACCGACTTATAAACAGGCCGAAGCCAACGCCCAGTTCATCGTCAAGTGCGTGAACAGCCACGAGATGTTGGTTGAGGCTTGTAAAGCAGCTATTGAATACGATAATGTCATAAGAAATGCAGCTACTCGCTCCCAAAGTTGCGATAAGTGTGGGTGCTGCTACATAGAAGATGACGATATGGATGATCTTTACATGAAGTGGATGTCTAAAGCCAGGCAGGCCCTGACGGAACTGGAGGAGCCATGCGAAAGAAGTTAATCTTAAACGTGGAAGAGGAACTATACGAAACCATACGGCAACTTGCCGCAGAAGATGGCAGGTCAATGAATAGCTGGTGTCATAGAGTGCTGGCTATGAAGGTTAGAGAGATTGAGAAAGGGGGATAATGAAACTAATCACTCTTATAATAATTGCTCTATGTTCAATAACATATTTTGTGGTTGGCAGACCTTTTGTGGGATTAATGCTACTCGGAATACTAGGAATGGTTATATCAGCATTTTGCATGGCACAAGATGAAGATTAATATCTAAACTTATATAAATCAGGGGGCTTCGTGCCCCCTCTGTTTTTCACCCCTCTAACCTCTTAGCAATGGAAGTATATTACCCAACCCCCTGCCGCCTGACTTTCATTCGTAAGAAATCGCTTACAGGGGCATATCAACGGGTTGGCTCCCCTTAAACCTCTTCTTATTCTCCCGGTGATAACCGAAGGCATACTTGTTATCACATCCCATGTCAAAATAGTTCTTAGCCTCTTGAGTTGCCCCGCACTTCCGGCAAGTGCCTTTAGAGGTCACACCATTTGAGGTCGGGAAGTACCAGTGGTGGCAGCACTTAGACATATCTCTATCCGGGTATTACTGGTAAACACTCGCCTGCTACACAGAATACGATTATCACAGCTATCAGTACCGCGATTGCTAAGATTCTAATCATTTGAGCCTCCTTCTATTTTCATGCGGAAATTAGATGTTCGATTCCCTGCTTTCCCATCTTTATTAAGTACATTACCAATTATCCTCCATTCATAGTCATCTTTATATCCATCCTTGCCGAGGATCACCCTAGTAACTTTCATCTTTTGCCCCTCATATGAAGCATACCAACCATGCCCATCTATAACTACTATATCACCAACTTTAATAGGGCATAAGGTTTCGATTATCTTCTTCTTTATATCCTCTATGTCATCCTGTGCTTGTTTTAAAGCTATATTGGCTGCCTTTAAATCATCAAATAAACCCATCTCTAACCCCCCTTCTCTCACTCGTTGTTTAAGCCAGCTCGGTAAGCCCCTGGCTGTTGCCCAGTATGAATCGGGCAATTATGTCTTGATGCATTACTAAGATAGCAAGTACATTGAAGATCAGATGCCAATCTCACAACTATCACCCCCTTTCTACCCACTCTGAGCCTGACCAGTGCTTGTTGTGTAGTTCGTGCATGACGAAGGCGATCCATAGTTGCTCAAATGATTGAAATTGAGCTATATATGAGTAATGCTCTGGTCGCATTTCACATACACCATTTACCCACCATTTCCCTGCAACAAAATCCTTGAATTTACCCCATATAAACCAAGGAGAATTAAATATATGAGGATCAACCATCCCCTGCAACTGATCCTGACGGGGAAGCCAGATAGACCCCTCACCAACATCACTAGGACAGGATGTCCCAAATAAGTGAGGCTTACTATCATCCTTTTCTACTATATGTCTCCCAAAATAAATACTACATGGAAAATCATATTCACCACTTGGCCTTAACCCCTGAATTTCAGGACAATCAACCATCTTTACAAAAGTCTCATCTTCGTACCAGTTCATTCTTTTACCTCCAGTGTCTTCAGTGCTGCTTCGGAGATTATGGCAGGGGTTAAGTTCATCAGTATCTCATAGGCAGTAGCCCCATTTAGTTTACACACTGCGACTGTAAATGCATAACGTGTTGCTGGTGACAAGGTTTTCACCCTCTCCAAAATCATCCCCGCATCATTCCACTTTTCGAAAGGGTTCCAATTAGGAGATGCTTGGCGAGCCATTATATTACCCTTTTTTATCCAATTCCATTTGGTATTATTATCGTATTCATACTTATGCCACCCCATCAGCTCCTCAGCCAGCCTCTCAATCTGCTCTGTTCGGTTCATTCCTTCACCTTATCACATTGACATGATTGCAGTTTTACTTCCCATCGGTCACCAAATCTGGGCTCTACAGTGCAACCCTTGAAAAGCCACTCCCCTAATAATTTGCCTGCCTCTTTCCTCTCGGTACGATCTATATCCATCGCTCCTGTTATTCTCCCACACAAACATACGGCCACAAATCCTGTAGGTTTCTTACTCATTCTGCCTCCTTCTCTTCCGAACTGTGGCTATCATCAGGATTGTCGATAAATTCCGAAGCCATTAACTTATCTTTATACCACTCAGGTAAACCAGCCGTGATACCACGCTCTATTTGTTTCCAGAAGTGATTGAATAACTTGTCTTTTATCTCTGCCTCACATTCTTCCTTAGTATCCTGTTTCACGGCATTAATTAAAGACCCTATATCTCTTGGTGTACCTTCAATAGTACCTAATTCTGTTAGATGCTGAACTGCCTTATGCCACCGTGATTCTGTGCGATACTGTTCTATGAGCAACTGAGTAAAGTCTTTCCCGCTATTATGTGATGCCTTCCATTCCTTGTTATGCACTTCTTTAAATACTTCGGATACAAATTTGCCAACAGCAAACTTCTTATCATCGGTAAATAAGTTGTAGTTCTTAATAACAAAACCCTCTATTTTCTGCCCACCTAATATAGATGTTGTATCAAGAAGACCTTTTAGTTCATCTACTATGTTAATCTTACCTTGAAATAATCGTGGTACTACTTCTAATCCTATTGAGTCCGCTATTTGTGCCTTTTGTTCATAGTCTATATAATCTTCCTCATCCACCATAACATCGAATAGTATTAAATTATTACGTGGTACTCGATCATATGCCAATGAGTTATGCTTAGGTTTATTTAAATACTCACAGCGGTACACCCATCCTGGAACTAATTTACTCGCTATACTTAATACATATTCTACTGCTGTATTAAACATCTTTTCTGGCGCATCTGTATATATCTCAGCACCTTTACTACGGCATTGTAAATCACCATTTATTAACCCGAATGAGAATTGAGAACCGTCAATCTTTTCCTCAATTAATACCTCCGAATCTGTTATACCTTTAATCTGCCTATGTCCTATTGCATAAACCTTTGGATAAGAACTAAGTTTCATACTTCCTCCTTGATTCATCATCCCCCCTCATCTAAGACCTTCTTGGGTTGTATTTAGATATTCCATCAGATACTTGCCTATATATTCCGTGTAAGCAGGGGGAATAGATTCTGATAACTCTTTTCCTGTCATCCATTGTATACCCATAGCATCTCGCCACTCATTTGTACCACCATTCTTGAATCCATCCCGCTTTGATGAACCACCGGGGTGGCCTGTAACCTGATGATATTTACCATCACCAATATGGCCTGTATGTTTCTCATGAGAGGGTACAAGTAATAGAAAATTAGTTTCAAATAATCTATGCCGGAACACTCCAAGATTAAACATAGTTCCACAAAGCATAGATGGCTCTATTAATTCCTTCTTTGCTGTATATATATTCTCTATAACGTATGGCCTGTATGTACTCCTAAATATATATCTAGTGGGAGCTATTAAATCAGGATGTGATAAATAAGTTCCCATTTGTTTTGCTCCATTGCTATATCTCTGACACGGCGGACTTGCATGATAAGCGTCAAACCCCTCTAATGGATACTCCAAAGCATCCGCCTGGTGAAACTCGAAGGGGAAATGTGGCTGTGGTTTAATATCCACACCTACCACTTCAAAGCCAGCCCTGTGATATCCCATAGCAGCGCCACCAGTCAGGCGCCGCAGAATAGATCAAGTAATCTAGGTCTATTCTTTGGCATTTGGCATCACCTCCTTTTTTCTAGCATACCAGCGCTTGCAAAGCTCGTCTATTTCTTCCTGGCTCATTACTCTACAGCCATATCCACATGACTCGATATCTCTGGCTTCCAGGTTAATTTCACACATCCCGGTTCTCCTATTTGGCCTATTTGCCTGATCTTCGGCACATAAAGGCGAGTGACGTTTTTCTCCTCGTTCTTCTTATAAACACTAGGCCGGTGAATGAGGATGATGATATCCGCATCCTGCTCTATATCGCCGGATTCTTTAAGGTCTGACATCCGAGGTCGCTTATCTTCCCGGGATTCCAGATCCCGGTTTAATTGTGCCGCTGCCAGTACCACGATATCTAATTCTTTAGCTAATCTTTTCATAGTCCGGCTGATGTAACCAACACGCTCCCGGATGTTTGAACCATACTCCCGGCTCACCGTGTCGGCGATCAATTGAATATAATCCAAAATGAGGATATCCAACCCCAAGGTATTCTTCAGTACCCGGGCTCGGTTAACTATCTTCGAGATTGTCACTGGTTCTTTTAGCCAATAACTATCCAGTTTTGTAATAATATCTAATGCCCCAACCAACAAGCCTTCTGGTATTCCTTCTGATCGTTGTTCTTTTACCGGGACACCGGTTAATATTGCTAGTTCCCTTTCATTCCATTCGTTTATTCCCATCTCAGCGCTGGCTATCATAACTGAGTATCCAAAGCGCCCTAGAAATAAACCGGTCTCCAATAATACTTGACTCTTACCCATACCGGGCCGGGCGCCGGTTATTACCAGATTTCCCCGATTCATACCGCCGATTAGCGCTGTCAAATCCCGGTATGGGAAGTCAATAACGCCGGTTTGTCCCGCATCAGCCCGGCGGCGCTCTATATTTCTCCGGATTAACCCGGCGCGGGCCGGGGCATCTATAATATCCTCCGATGAGACCGGCTCCACCTTGCTCAATATTTGCTGTGCGTCCATAAAAAGAGCGGCGCTATCTCCGGATCCATCATACCCTTTAGCGGCAATTTGTCCGGCCGCTTGGATTATCCGGCGCTGGTATGCTTTCTGCGCTACTATCTTAGCGTAGTGTTCCGCATATATAGACACCGGCGTCTTGTAAGACAATTCAGATAAATAAGCGTGGCCACCAACCATTTCCAGCCGACCTTTATTCGATAAGGCTAGTGACACCGTAACCTGATCTATTGCCGGATAAACACTCTCTATTGCCTCAAACACAAATTGATTAACCTCTCGATAGAAGTCGTCTTTTGATAGTATCCCCCTGACATCCAGTAGGCATTCCGGGTCTATAAGTAATGACCCCAAAACTGCCTCCTCAGCCTCAATACTGTGTGGTGGTAGTTGATCCATCATCTTCCTGTGTAGGGTTGCTCCTCTGGGTTCTTGTCTTTCAGGCATAATCTTTTTTCTCTGCACATCTTTAATCTATTCAAAAATGTAGCTTTCATACTCTTGATATCTTTTTTACGATCACTCCAATAATAAACAAATTCTTTTGCAGCCTCTTCCAAGTTGATATCACTAAACCTATTCTCAATATCAGGTATCCATCCGTTATCGATCTTAAAAGTTTTAAAATCCAGAAGAATTTGACACCATAATGGGGTATCGATACCGCCTGACTCTGACTCTGACTCTGACTCTGACTCTGACATCGATACGTTATCGATACGGTATTCATACGGTATTGATAGGGTATGGTTATGTTTTAAATACTGTTTTATAAGGTCTGGATAGTGTATATCTTCCAAGTTCTTAGCTACTGCTATGAAGAATTTAGGACTATGAGCCTGATGTTTAAGGAATTGCTTTACCCATACTATTTGTTTATCAGGGTAATATTCAATATCCATAGGTTTTAGTTCATCAAACAAATTTAATACCTCTTCCTGAGACAATCCGGTATCAAAGGATATTTGCTTTGGACTTATTTTAAACATTCCAGCTTGGTTCCCTCTGAATGTGGTGCATAAATAAATGAATAACAGTTTCCCTTGAATTGATATGTCTGCAAAATCGAGATTAGACCAAAGACCTGTGTCTATTCCTCGTTGTGGCATTTAAAGACCTTTCAATCTATCTATTTCGCTCTTTGGTATTGCCCGGTAGGCACCTACTTTCACGGCGATGATATCACCCTTCTCCACCCAGCGATGTAAGGTCATCCGGCTAATACCAAGCAGTCTAGCAGCTTCCTTCATTTGGAGTAGATTATTGTTTTCAAACTCTAATTTCATGTGACTCCTGTATCATATCAATGTAACACCATCCTCCCCTACCTGTCAATAGATACCTATCCGACAAATTCAGCATAAGGTATTTTACTAAGCCAATTTTGCCGGCACCAATAGTGCTGAAAACGCTTCATTTCTTGAACAGTCCAACCTTTTGCTATATAATTATCCTTTTCTAGCGCATTAAGTGGTTGATATCTTTGTAGATATGGTTTGATCCCCTTAGCTTTTATTGCCTCTGCTCGGTATAATGCATCTTCAGGAGTATCATTGAAGCCAAAAAGAATATAACAACCTATTCGGCTTCTAGGAAATCCCGCAATCAATAGGCGATCAATTGCATCCATAGTAATTGTTTCATCTTCTATATTATCAAAGGCGAATCTAAGTTTAGGTAATGTCAAATCTTGTAATCTTTCTATATGATGATTAGTTAGTAATCTAGCATCCAACCCCTGATTAAAATCTACTGCTCTAAATATTTTGATCTTATCAATAACATTATTAAAGTGTTTTATACTAGCTGCCAGTAAATTGTTATCGCATATTATCGGAGCTGGTATCCAGTCTTGTAATTCTCGAAAGGAACCTTCTGTTTTTGGGACAGCACAGAATCTACACTGATTTATACAACCCCTTGTCGTAAATGTGGCATCTGGATTATGTTTCCCAAGTGGTAAAGGAGACATGTCTCCACCCACCTCGTCTGCTACATCATAGAGGTATTCTGGCATTAAACTAACCGCTGGCCCACCAACCCATACTGTTCTTCCAGACTCCTTATACCATTGGCATAATGTATGGGCTTTTGGTAAATGCCAGGTAAATACCACAGAAATGCATACTATCTCCTCTTCTCTCCAATGTATTATCGATTTACTCCAACTCATTTTTTATCAATAGATACCTAAGTCCATCGGTATAGTATTGATTCATACTCTCCCCCTAGGTTATCTCCATGTTACCTTGTACTTTCCTCTCTACTGTGACTATGGTGTCATTATGGGCACGGCCATGACATACAAGTAGTATCTCTATAATTTCAAAGCCATGTGTTTTCCCCATCCCTATAGAGTTCCAACCAAAGCTAATAGCCATCCCTCCAACCTTTATAATCTCTCTTATTACTGGCCTAAGACCACCATAATTCAATTCCATACCTGTTACCGGCAAACCAATAGAATCATATAATTCTTTAAGTTGCCTTAGTGAATATGGTGGATCAAATAGTATACCCTCATAATAACCATTCAGATTATTTAAATACTCCGAGGCATCTATATGGCTTTTGGCACTGGATGATGGGTCTAGATCATTAGTAAACTCGGCAGGACTATACATACCGGCAAAGGGATCAACCCACCCCTTACCATCGCCAACATACCGAGACAATAATTCAGCAATAGGCTTGATGGTGAATGTCCACTTATTAGGCATAGCCCACACTCTATTGATTATCATCTAGGTTATCTCCTTCATGAAGGGCTTTATGGCCTCGATGATCTGGTCTATTTCATGGGGACATAAACATTGTGATATAAGACAATATTCCTCTGTGCATCTATCAACATCAGGACACTCTTTAAATCTTATTTGGCTTAATCTCTCCTTCAACTCTTCACTCATGGCTGGCCTCCTTTTACAAATTATATACTGTCACAGTCTTACACCCACTATTAAACTTTTCTAATATGTAATCACTATTTCTCCAATATCTTAAATCTAGTCCTTTACAAACAGGGCATTGATTAATGGAGTGCATAACAATGGAGTCCCCGCGATCAACTTTTACTCTGTAACCCACATCAATCAAAACCTCATTATGGATTTTGCAAGCTGGTATACTCTTAACTTCATGTTTAGTATAGATTTCACCACATGCACATTCCACTTGGTGACAATTTGGGACTGGTTTATATATAGTCTCAATTATAGATAAAATCATCTCTCACACTCCTCCACCGACTTATAGCAGGCTGTTTTGTGGTCTGTAACTTGCTACTATATCCTTAATTAGTACATACCTGAACCCCGCAAACTCCAGCAGCTTATCATTCATCGCCTTCTGGTTCATTTAGTTGCTCTTCTGGCTATATTGTAACAATCTAAACAAATAGCCTCATTTTGATAAGATAATATACCTGTCTTATTTTTACATTTGCAACATTTAATCCCTCTTCTAATTTTTTTTGCACATTTTATACACCAAAATGAGTTAGCTACTCTTTCATATATACCACAGTTGTGACATATTGTTTCTAAAGGGTTTTTAACTGTTCGGACTCCACAAGTTTTACAATAACTTCCATTATAGCTAGTATATGTCCCTTTACTTTCACTATACTCAAGATTTTTAGATATTTGTTTTAATGTTGGTGTTTTACAAACAGGGCATATATTATTATGTTCCATCTTCGACCTCCTTCCCAAACTGTTGCCATATCTCCACAGGAATATAGACATACTTGCTCTCTGGAAATGTAGCATAAACGTGCCTCTCCAACTCATCAAATATCTTTTTCGCCTGGGCTTTGGCGATGATTCTACTCCCAGGAATTCTCTTCCTTGGTAATTCTTCAGGTTTAATACCCCATTCTGTAGCTAAAGCATTGTATATTTCATCATCCTTCAGTAACATGACCGTCCTCCTTCCACAGCTCTGAGAGGGCTTTTGCTAACTCCTCTCGAATCGCTTTGTATTGGTCTGCTTCATTTATCCAATCCCTAACATAACCTGAGCGTGGTTTTCTACAGTAAGCCTCCCGTTCTTTGAACCACTCAACCACCCACTCTCCAAACTCCTTGTAGGCTTTGAGGGTGGCTTTGTGTAAGTCCATCTTGCTAAACCTCTTATCAACGTTGCCACAATATTTACACACAGTGATATTGGTATATATAGGAGCGTGTTGACATCCCTCACACGGATTCTTAGGTAATTCCATTAGTCCTCCTTAGGTTTGGATTTGTCTAGACATTTGTCCACTGTTTTAGATATGATTTGCATACTTCATGTCCAATGGTTTGTCCATAGGGTTATCTCAGTATTTGCTCTATCTTGGCGGCCAGAGTTGGACTTCGATGCCCTTCTCTTTAGCCCATGCATACCATCTACCAAGTAAAAGGTACTTGGGCCATCGTATTTCTTAGTCCTGTATTTAAAATCTACAACTATTTTGAATTTCTTGTTCTTAGAGAGATAAAAAGGCACTTGATACTCCAAGTCAAATATCTCCCCTCCCTTCTCTAAGAGGCACAACTGCTCTCCCCGTTCACGCTCTAGCTTCGAGTCGAAAGTGCGTTGGCAGAGTTCCGACCAGCAGCGCTTGGCCTTGAATTTAGCCTCTCTAAACTCGAAGTTATTGCATAGCTCTGGAGTACATGTCTTTACTTCTTCGGGCTTTAGTATTATTGAAGTAGACTTACATCTTGCCTAGATGTTTACACTTATGAGCCATTATTCACCTCATCAAGGATCTGGCGGGCTGGTTTAGTCATTCAATCACCACCTTGCGCCAGTTGGCTAAAATCATGTCTTGTTGGCGGCTGTATCTATTTGGTGGTATTGCCCCCTCATTCACAACTGCGACACGGTGTGTGCCGACCTCGGTGGAGAGGATTTGACGGGCCCTATCTTCCCATTGTGCCTTACCAGAAGGCGGCAACTGCTCATATGGCATCTGGTCAACTTTTTCATATGGTTTTAGTACCTCTGTTACGATAATTAATACTTGGTCATATATTTGCCTCGCTGCTTCCTCGACTATCTTCTCATATTCAGTCATGTTACCTCCTTAATCCCAAGCTGATTCAATAAACTTATCCCAAATATCTCTAGGGATAATGGCCACATCATCTGTAACAGTAGCTTTCTTTGCTAAAGCCCTGACTGATAATCTGGCTTGAGCCTTTGCAGCCTTTAATGCTAACATATTCTTTGTGGTATATTCATTATCCAAATAATCTATCTGCTCAGCGGTGAATATAAATTCAGTCATATTGCCTCCTACTTTCATAACACCAGTACCACTTCCCCTCTTCCTGCTCAACCCTCACACTGGTAATCTCCCACCTGTCCTTCCGAGCAGCCCACTTGGGCATCGTTGCAGGGGACATTCGATAACAAGATGCACAAGTATCTAAATAATGGATATGTTCTTCATTCCCATATGTATGTAGTAAAGCTTTAAAAGGATCATTGCATTCAGGCGGATAAAACCAATCAGCCTTTATAGGCCAAGCATATCTTCTATCATCCCCTAATATCGTATCTGGTATTCCAGTGAATTTTACATATGATTCCCTCAACCAGACCACATCCCCGACTTGGTAGGGCGGAACTCTGCCTCCGTAATCTTTCCTGAAAGCTTTATAATAGCATTTATCCATCTCATCAGGTTGGTCTTTGAGAAGCAACCTAAACCTTCCACTTTCAAGGAATAGCTTAACCTGTGCGTCTTTGAGGATCAGTCCTTTTTCTCGCATGGCTCCTCCAATTCGTTCGCCATCCCACATAAGATATTATGTATCCGTATATCTTCGTCACTCATACAAGTATCCTGCGCTATTAATCCTAGGATATGGTCTGGCTTAGTAATTTCATCTGCCTTCTCCCTCAACCACCGAGCAAAGGCTTGAATGATTTGGCCTGTTAATATCTCACAGCCATTGATTGTATAGAGTTTATCGTCTGCCTCCGGTGAGGATAACAGCTTGACTATCTTTTCCTTTAGTTCCATCACTCCTCCAATTCCTTAGCCATAATAACGACTGGCTTACCTTCTTTTATTAACTTTTCTATGATTTCTTTAGATAGCACCTTTGACCCATCGCCAACTATAATAATCTTCTTTTCCATCTCACTCCTTTCTTACTGAGGGGGACTAGACTTTCCCTTAATTAATGAGTTTCCCACATCGATAGATAGGATTCCTTATGAGGTCTTGCCTCTGCCTAACTTCTCGCTCATTCCCACCGATGACTAATCCCCCCTCAGTAAGCCCCGATGCTTTCCTCGCCTTACATCGGGGCTGGACTTCACCTAAGGATACCTCCTTTCTAATCCACTACAGGATCATAAGTTTGTTCAAAGATATCTGGCTTACAAGGATAGAATTCTCCTTTGACACCTTTGATTATCCAATCCATAGGGCTAGCCGTTAGGGCGCCTTCAAGGGTAGCTACTAGAAGAGTCCCATCCCTAAACTCGGCATCGCCTCCGACAAATTCCTCTATCTCATCAAAGTTGCCATTAAACTGTATTGCCTCTATCTCCACTGGTTTCTTTCTGTACTTCATTCTCACCTCCTTTCTATTTATTCCTCCTCTGAGGGATCTGAATAAAAATCATCCTCATCGTCGTGCCCCTCATAACCATCGCAATCAGGTTTTAAATAATGATTACATCTCATTACATATCTAGGTAGATCATGGCAACAATCTTCAATGTCACCGCCACAATAACAAGTTTGACCACAGTCAGGGCATGTATGAGCCATCCCTCTCCTTCCTTTCATGGCGGCGGGGCTGCCATCTTTTACTGGATTCCTTGAACGACAGGCATTAACTATCATCCGCTGTGTAATAGACACCCCGCCACCTACTCTATGGCAGTCTTCCACCCTAAATTCGAGCTACCCTTACCAGAGGTCAACTTATCATTAGACCTATCCCACACGATAATCCCAAACCACAATTTGGGTGTGGTAGCTCCCACCTCGACTGCCAGTTGAGCCTATAGACCTGCTATTATTCTCTCCAAGAGAGTAAGGTGTCTAGTAGTGATCTCGCCCTCTGCAATAGACTCCGCACCGATTGTCGGCTCAACAATACCAGCGATAATAAGCACAAGCATATCAATATCAGACTGATCAATAGTCGTATCTCCGAAAAAAGACGGTATCAGCACCACTCCATCCTGCAGATATCTCTATCGCATAGCAGTCATTGATAAACCCATTATCTATGTCGATGGTGATATTACCGTCATCCAGTGCCTTGAATCGTAGTGTTGCCAGTGTCCCGTCACCAGTTATCCCTTCTTGAATTCCTTCTACATTGACTACCACTCTGATGTCTTCACCGTAGTTAGGATTGACTATGGCTATCGGTATTGTGTGGCCTCCGATTTCTCCGGCAAAGGTGTCGATATAGTTTGCCTTGTCTCTTGGTATGCTTATGTCGAACTGTCCTGCATCGAAGTTTGTCACCCCTGTGACGTGAACTACAACATCAAACTCCTGTCCAATCTCTACTTGCTGTGGTACTTCTAAAGTAATGTCTGCCATGATTCCTCCTTAATAAGTGAATACTCGGTGTTGCCCCATAACCTGTTCTTGAATAGTCAACTCTTTTATCTCGCCTAGTTCGACAAGCCGATCTATACAAGCCAGTTGATCCCAACTATCCCCACTAAACCCCATCGTAGCCTCTTGCATCCTGAAAGCACCTGCCGTTTTCAATAAAGCCTTAGCTTTATCCCTGATTGCTAAGAACATCACTTGTCCTGATTCAGTGAATAAGTTAGCTCTTTGTGTTTGGTAATTATATGCCATAATTCCTCCTTATGTTTGAAAGTCATATAATGCAGGGCTTACTCCTATTGATCGTAGAGCATATCCACTAATTCTTTAGTAGTTAATTTATAAGCTTTAGCTATTTTAGGTATTGCTTTGACCCTAGGGATTCCTCCACGTTCCATATTACTTATGACAGTCATTGAAAAACAAGATTTTTTAGCCATATCCTCTTGTGATTTACCTAAAGCCATTCGTATCCTCATTAATTTCTCTCCTGAATTGTGTCTTTTCATTTTCCCTCTCCCTTCTAATTTCTGTGTAGCATTCCCCATAATGACCAGCAAGTAATTGCTCCGATTAAAGGAAACGTATAGAGTATCGGTATTTCATATTCCCTTGCTTCCGTCATCGGGTCTACTATCCACAACCATTAAGACCAAATCCGTTTTCAGTTCCTATCTCTAACATATCTCCTCCCACTTCTTTAGCTTCTTTAGCCATTCATCAAAACCAGCGTTAGCTAGTTTCTTGGCTATAGATTTAACGGTTGAGTGCTTAAACATAGTCTTAATATTGCCCCAACAAGGCATACGGACTATTATCTGTCCTATTACTGCCCATTCAGCTTGGGTGAATAAGGTTATTTCTTGTCTTCTCACTACTTCAGAAAAGAAGTAATGAGAGTTTTGATAGCCTTTTGCGCCTCCGAGATCAGCGCCTTCGAGATAAGCGCCTTCGAGATAAGCGCCTTCGAGATCAGCGCCTTCGAGATAAGCGCCTCCGAGATAAGCGCCTCTGAGATCAGCGCCTCTGAGATCAGCGCCTCCGAGATCAGCGCCTCCGAGATCAGCGCCTTCGAGATAAGCGCCTTCGAGATCAGCGCCTTCGAGATAAGCGCCTCCGAGATAAGCGCCTCTGAGATCAGCGCCTCTGAGATCAGCGCCTCTATTCTTCTCCATGCACTCTTTAAGACTCTCATACTCCCCTGAAACAATAACTTTACCTGTAAACCTACGTTTGATCTCGATTAACATACATGCACGACCTTTCCTGTTAATTGGATAACCTCTTTAGTTCTTTATGAAGGCTGTGTATCTTTAATAAGGATAGAAAAGCCTCCCAGGCCATATCAAGTTCAGACAATCCTAAATACTTATGAGTGAAGCTGGCATAATCCTTATCTATTCTAAGAATGTGAACACCATCTTCAATATAAGAGCCAGGATAATTTTCATTCCATAACATCCTATAAGCCCCTAATTGGATTATCATATCCTCATAAATAGCATTACCACTCTTCCAATCAAATAGTGCTATCTTCCCATTAATTCTTGCTATGCAATCAGGTGTACCGCCAAATCGGAATACCTCTGATATCAAATGAGGCTCAGTATCTATGACCTCGAATTTAACATTGTCTTTCCATTGTAAGAAGTTTAGAAAAGCTGTCTCTGCTTTTTCAACTAATGGCTTATCATATTCTTCTACTGGATATAATATACCTTTAATATTAGCTTCGATTAAGGCATGTGCTATCGTACCAGCATCAGCCGCTTTAGTAGAGGTATCTTTGTAATCTCTTCCCTCGCAACCTTCCTTCCAAGCCCAATGCATAAGCTGTCTTTTATTCCAGCCTAAATCACCTAAGATAGTAGTCACACCAGGCAATCGTTCACCTTTGCTATTCTTATAAGGTATTGTTGGCATTATTCTATCTCTCTCCAATTCGGCCCTGTGTAGCTATTCAGCCTCGCATATTCCTCTATGGTGTCTAAGGCTGTTTCTTCGGTATCCTTCCAATCATTAGGTTGCTTCACCTTCAGAGCCTTAGATACCTCTGCTACATCCTTAAGCCCCATCTTACCAGCTAGTTTAGTGACTTTGCCCCAATTGATCTGGTTATCACCATTAGCAGGCTTCTCTTGCTTCGGCTTGGTTTCCTTCTTGAGTTTTGCTTCCTGTTTCTGTTGTTCGCCATTACTATCAGGAGCAACTTCGAAGCTACCATCAATAACCATATCCTCGATATCTTGAGTAAACAGTTCAGACAGCCTACCGGCACTTAATGAAGCATCCACTAAAGCCCTCTTCTTCGCCATCTTTAGGATAGTATTAACCTGGCTATAAATATCCTCATTCTCTACTTTCCCTGTCTTCTGGCTCTCTATAACAGGATCGCCATCCTTCCATTTAGCACCACAACCACCACGCTTCCCGAAACATATCCAACCACCACCATATTGCTCTTTGCCCTTAATAATAGCCTCTGCTCCACATTCAGGGCATTTCTTTTTGGCTTCACGCCATCGGTACTTAGCTTCCATACTATTACATTCACCCATCCCCTCGGAGATAGTCACTCCATTGCCCACAGATACCAATGAACACTTGATAAGATAGCGGAAGAACGGTTTATTCCAGTCCTCTTGTCTGTCCATAATCTCATACTGATCTGCTAACCCTAAGAGTTTTGCTATCTTCTCTGCCCCTGGCTTTAGTAGAGTGGGTTTAGATGTCCCAGGAATCACTCCATAGTCGTGATCCTTCCTCATCTGAGAATGAACTATCTCTTGGAATTGGTGAATTGCTACAAACGCCTGTTGTGTCGCTGTCTTATCTGGTAATACCGTCAATTGTGTTTCCATCACTTAACCTCCTCTATTTATTATTCACCCAACCAGCGTCTACTGGCTCAGGCTCAGGGTCGATGAACCTGTCAAAGTCAGCACTGAGCCATGCTTCGATATCAAGTCGTGTGACCTTCCTCTCGGTCTGTTCATCTCCCCACTTGGCTAGAGCTTGCATTATCATATTGGTAGCTTCTTCGAGTCTCATTTTAATACCTCCTATTGTCTCTCCTTGTAGGCACTGTAAAAACCTGTCTCCTCTTCCACTCTAGCCTGATACCCCTCATGCCATGCTAGCCAGCAGGGGTTCTCAACAGTCATATGCTCAGGTTCTACCGAGTCATCTGGTATGTACCGCTGATATGGACACTTCATTATTCCTCCTTCTTATCTACAACAGACTTAATAATAGGTAAAATATCAATACCTGATGCCTTTGCTGCTGCCTCTGCTGCCCATTCTGCTGCCCTTGCTGCCCTTGCTGCTGCCCATGCTGCTGCCCATGCTGCCTCTGCTGCCCTTGCTGCTGCCCATGCTGCTGCCCATGCTGCCTCTGCTGCCCTTGCTGCTGCCCATGCTGCTGCCCATGCTGCCCTTGCTGCCCATGCTGCTGCCCATGCTGCCCTTGCTGCCCTTGCTGCCCATGCTGCCCCCCTTGCTGTCCCTTCAGAACGATCAGTGTTATTAATCCACCCATGCGCCCAATTAACAAAAGATGCTTCGTCGTAGTCTTCAAGAGCGATACGAATAGCTATCTCTACTCGCTGTTCTGTAGTTATCACAGGTAAAGGGATTTGTTTTATAGTTGTGAGTGATTTCATGCCTATTTTCAACCTATCATCTTCTATCCTCCGACACTTAGTTTCACACTCCCATAGATGGGCAGTCTCCAGGTCATAATCGCCATGTATTCGGTTACAAAATATGGCTAGCAACGGGTCACGATAGGCGTGGATAAGTGATCCCGAACACAGGATATACCCACTGGCTTTAGCGGAGTGTTTAACCCCTTCTCCCCATTGCATATCACCATGTGTTTGGTCTTTTTCATCCGTTAGTTTGTATACTTTCATCATTCCTCCAGTTCCGCCAGGGCTTGTTGTGTTTCTATGTACAACAAGTTCTGTTGCTGATTTAGGCTTCCCTCTACGGTTAATACGTTGTCTAATATTATCAAAGTATGCGCCGCTAATTTAGCTAGCCTCTCGTGGTTGTTCACCGCCTTGACGATGAACTGGGCGTTGGCTTTGGATTCCTCTTTTTCACCATAACATTCACATACTACTAAACCATATTCACCATTACCATTATTAATTTCTTCAGCATCTAATACCATAGAAAATACGCCATTGTTTTTAGTCTTAGATAATTTCCAAGGTGTCTCTGAGTGTTCCATTAGTCCTCCTTCTTTTTACCTAATAGGCACACCAAATTCTCCAGATTAGATATCTGAGACGTTTGCACATGGCTCACTCCTTCCTTACTTCCCTCAACCACTCAGTTAAGACATTCTTTGCATAATCAATAGGTAAGTCATATACCCATTCAGGCGGGTACTCCTCTTTGTCGTCATACTCCGCACAGTCAAAGCAAGCGTGGGGAAGCTTACTCCCCTTGAGGCAAGTCTCCAGGGTCATACAACCGTCTGTTCGGATGCCTATTTTGAACTCATAGCCCAATTTGCAAGAGACTTTGCCGTCCAAGACCTGTGCCTTGAAGCAATCAAATGTAAGACGCTGATTGTATCTACGCTTCCTTGCCCTCATCTTGGCTAGTTCCTCATCTTCGGGAGCCGAGAACATGCCATGATAGCGGATGGTTGATTGTTTAGGCATTGGAGTCCTTCGGTAATAGATTCCCTTTCCAATCACACTCCCCTATCTTACGGCATTTACTTACTCGGAATTTACCATCGGAGGCTACGGGGCAAACAGCATCCTTTGTATTGAAAGAAAACATTAAGAGTCTATCGCTGTCTCTCCTCTTTTCACTCAAGCACCAGGCAAAAGTGGCTAAGTTTACACCAGCCCCACATTGGACGAATATATCTGTATCTATATCTTTGACTTTGAATCTAGTGCCATCTAAATAATTTATTCCACCGTAGTGAATACCATAACCATCTTCATCAACTATCTTATAAGCTCTGGCTGTGCCCTTATGGTCAGGAACTATCCCGATATACGCCAGCCAGTTTATTCCATCCAACATACAATTTTGCAGGTCAGCCTCTTGCAGGTCAACCCCTCGCAGGTTAGCCTCTTGCAGGTCAACCCCTCGCAGGTTAGCCCCTCGCAGGTTAGCCCCTCGCAGGTCAGCCCCTTGCAGGTCAGCCTCTTGCAGGTCAACCCCTCGCAGGTCAGCCCATCGCAGGTTAGCCTCTCGCAGGTCAGCCTCTTGCAGGTCAGCCCCTCGCAGGTCAGCCCATCGCAGGTTAGCCCATCGCAGGTCAGCCTCTTGCAGGTTAGCCTCTTGCAGGTCAGCCTCTTGCAGGTAAGCCCCTCGCAGGTCAGCCCGTTGCCCCCCCTCTTCCTTGCATCGCCATTTCCAATGCTTTTGTAATATCTCTTTTAGTTCAACGTCTTCCACTATTCCTCCTTCACTCGACTTCGTCTTTTAATCGCTCAAAGATTCTTCAATTCTATTCATCTTGATAGCCTTTTCGATAACCTTTTCTGCCCATTCAGTTATCGTTAAACCTTCAAGTGAAGCCGCCGATTTAGCCAGCCTGTGAATTTCATCACTAACACGTATTACTTGCATATCACCATCCTTTATGTAGAATAGATATAGTATACTACTTTTGTTACTTTTGTCAAGTATTCTACAAAAACTAATAATATTTTTAGAAAATGTAAAGTTAGAGGGTTTTAAAAGTGGGGCTTCTAGGCTCAGGGTAATGGGATTGTATAGGCTACTAGGCTATCGCTTGACTTTTACGAGTGGAAAATCGCATACAGCTATGTTTCTAATGGCGGGGATTGCTGGAAGGTCTCAAAGTCTCCGCCATATCCACAAATCGAACATTGCTCATATTCATAAGGGACTATGGCCTCGACCTTGTATTGATAGTGGCATCGGGGGCACATCATATTAAAGATTTTGTACCCCATTATATTTGTCTTCCTGCTTGCGGTTCATATCAGCAGCAATATAAATCTGGAGCCTCCCTCTTAGCTCCTCTTTTTCCTTGCGGAGCTTTTCAATTTCATCTTCAAGTTCTTTAATTGTCTTCATTCTCTTGAGTACTACGGGGAAGGCTCATCGCCACACCTCCTATTGTGTAAGATACCTTATCAAATCATTTATCTGATCTGAAAGATATATTAGACCAGCCATTGTACCTAATGTCAATAAGCCACATATGATAACAGCAAGCTTTTGCCCCCAGGGCGGGAGTTGGCAAAATATCCTGCTTAACAATCTATCTTGATTGCCTTGAATAACTAACTGATTGGCTTTTAGTTCAGCAACCGTACCATTAAGTTCTTTC